TATAACTGTGGCATCAATTAATAGTTCACTATCAACTATTAATACTTTCACAAGTTCTTATTTTATTGATTCAGCATCTTTCAGTTCATCAATTGAAGAATTAGAATTATGGTCTGGTTCTTTAGATTTCATCACATCGGATATTACTGGAAGTTCACTTACAACGGCATCTGTGAATCTAAACACCATAACATTCACAAAAGGTAACTCAGATACATTTAATATAATCATCGATACAGGATCTAGAGAAACATATTCAATATATGATTTGAATGATGTCAATGGTGATGTTAAATATGATAACCCACTGGTGTTTGTTGGTACTGGTACTGATTTTAAGGCAAGGAATTTACAAATAGCAGATATAGTAAATTTATCAGATTTTACATCTTCTATATTCCAAACAACCGAAAGTGCCTTTCCAGCAAATCCAACTCAAGGGGATCGTGTAATTAGATCTGATATTGATTCATTGGAGTTTATGTATGAGAGTAGTAGTATCCGATTAGGGTGGTATTCAACTGAAACATTTGAACATACTTTACTATCAACATCTAATGGTTTCTTCACAGGAAGTGCAATGATCGCAATTAATCAACGTAATGCTATAGGAATTCCAAGTAATTACGATTATAAATTGGTAGGTGTCATATGTAGTTGGTACTCTACCACACCTGGAGGTATAGACACTGAGGTAAATTTAGATATGAAAATTCTAAACGATGCGGCCGCTGGTGCGAATTCAATTAATATTATAAATTCGGGAAGTGCACATGGGTTTAACGTAAATGATCGGAACGATGTACTAAATGGATTAATTCAAGTTTCATTTGATAGTATTAAAGATACAGCATCCCCTGACACTGATGTAGGTTTAGCCGATCCGCTTGTAAATTTACGTATTAAACGATACTATGCATCATAATGTAAATTTAAAATATCTTATTTAAATTCGGAACGATATATATTAGTAAGGGGATTGTAAATGGGAAATTTAATAAAAGAATGGTTTAAATCGGTAATTGTAGAATCTATTGATAAGAAAATAGTGGTATATTCTGGGAGATTCCAACCATTTCATTCAGGACACTATAAAACATACGAACATTTAATAAGTAAGTTCGGTAAAGAAAATGTCTTTATAGGCACATCAGACAAGACTGATAACTTAAAATCACCATTTAGTTTTAAAGAAAAAGAACAGATTATAAATAAGATGTTCAAAATACCAAAGTCTAAGATTGTCCAAGTCAAAAATCCATATGCACCCGCTGAAATTCTAAATAAATTCGATAAAGAAACAACTGCATTTATAACTGTAGTTGGTGAAAAGGATAAGGGTAGACTTAAAGGTAAGTACTTTAAACCATACGAAGCTGGTGGTGAGATTGGATATGCAACTAACGGGTATGTTTATGTAGCACCTAGATTATCTAATGTTAGTGGTACTGATGTTAGGAATATGTTATCAAAAGGTGATGATGCTACTAAGATTTCAAATTTCAGATCAATATATAAGAATTTTGATAAAAAAATATATGATCTGATTACTTCAAAGTTATCAAATTTATATAATGAAATAATTGATGAATTTATATATAAAGTAAAATTGGCAGATATCATCAAAGAGGCATCTACAATACCCGTAAGCGGAAAATCATTAGTAGATGATGGGCCAGGATTTGTTCATGGTAATTTTAAAACATACACATCAGAGGGTGATGCAGCAGCAGCTGCTCTTGGTTGGGAAGTTATAAATTACTTAATGGATGGTGATATGATGGAAGAGTTTAATACAGTTTATCCAAACGGCCCTGGTCGATATCAAGTATCATATTTCCCATCGGGAAAGGCAGGCTTAAAAGCACAGTCAATTAGATATGGTGATAATTTCAAAGGAACTAAGGCTTACAAAATGTGGGCAAAGCATATTACAAAAGTGGCAACTGTAGTTGGGTATAAGTTAGTTGATTTCTTAGATGCTGATGATTCAATCGAAAGTTCTAAAAATCAACCAGTAAAAGAAAAAACACCAAAACAGAATATGAATGAGGGTATTATTAACGAAGGTGGTGCATACGGTCATATGAATCACCCATTTGATATCCAAATGAATTTAACTTTTGATGATTTAAGACAAATAATAAATAAAGCATTAAATGGTAACTTAAAATTAGCTAGAGAAAAAACCGATGGTCAAGCTCTAGCAATATCATGGAGAGATGATAAAGGGTTGATCGCAGCAAGAAACAAAGGTCATTTAAAAAATAGTGGTGAAAATGCATTAGATATAAGTGGTGTGGCATCTAAATTTGAAGGTCGTGGTGAGTTATCGAAAGCATATAACTTTGCGATGAATGATTTGAATGATGCAATAAAGAGCCTATCTGCGAAACAACGAGATATGATATTTATGCAAGGTAAATCTTTTATGAATTTAGAAGTGATATACCCCACATCAGTAAACGTTATACCTTATAATAATGCACTATTGGTATTCCATAACAGCACTGAATACAATGATGATGGTGTGGCAATTGGTGCAAACCAACCAGCAGCAAGAGTATTATCGGATATGATTAAGGAAGTAAACAAAGATGTCCAATCTAATTATAAGATTCAGGGACCGCCAGTAGTAGAATTACCAAAGAGTCAAGATTTATCTAAACTTCAATCTAAATTTGATTCACAACTTAATAAACTTCAAAAGGAATTTGAACTAAAAGGATCGCAGGGAGTTGCGGATTACCATCAAGCTTGGTGGGAAGCTTGGGTTGATAAGAATTCACCTAAATCTTTAGATAATCGCACAAAAATGGGATTGGTAAAGAGATGGGCTTTTAATGATAAATCATTTAGATTAGATACTAAAAATCTAAAAGATAACACTGTGTTAGATTGGGCTAAAGTTACTGATAAGACTGATAAGGATAAGTTAGCAAAAATAAATATCAAGAAATTTGAAGATATATTCTTAGGTGTTGGTGCAGAGGTACTATCCTTTATGGGTTCTGTATTGGCTGTTAATCCAGATGCAGCAGTTCGTACTATGAAAGCGAGATTAGATCAAACAATAAAGGATGTTAGAAAATCAGGAGATTCCAAAAAAATAGAAAAGCTGAAATTGGAATTGGAACGGTTGGCCGCAATTGGTGGTAAAGATAAAATAGTACCCAATGAGGGAATTGTTTTTGTGTATAAGGATAATACTTATAAGTTAACAGGTGCATTCGCTTCACTTAACCAGATTGTCGGTTTAATGTATTATTAATTATCTAATATTTATAGTAAATAAAAGGAATGTGATGAAAATTATAAAATTAAAAGAAATATTAAAATAAATAATATTAAAAATAAAGTATATGACAAACAATAAATTAAAAAATATCCAAGCCATCAAAGAGATGTTAGATGGTCAACATCGAACGCAGACAAAAAATAATGTTGGTTTTAGAGATATCGAATTTCAAAAACGTGAAGTTGGTGACATTTGGGAAGATGTGAATGGGGATCAATGGGAGCAAAAATCAGGCTTCAAAGTAAAAGTTGGTAAGTTGTCAGATAAGAGAAAAGAAATGCGAACTTTTTCAAAATGTAATAAGGAAGTATGTGATTGTACAGATCCAGGCAAAGCTGACCTAAAGATGAAATCTAGCCACGGTATGTGTTTAGAATGTGCAACTGATATGGAACATCTTCTTAAATTAAATGGTGAGTATGATGAGTATGAACGTAATCGTGTATTGGAAAACGCAAAAGTGTGGCTACGAAATGCAGAGATAGAAAAAAATGTTCTAATAAGTACTCTTAAATCGCAGTTTATTAATGAAGATGGTAGTATTGAGGAATGGGATGGTTTGAATCCTGAGCAAATTGAACGACAAATTGAAAAAGGTTTTGATGATTTTAAAAATAACTTTATAAAGCAGTTAGAGGGACCTAAAAATGAAAAGGTTATTACGTAGAATTGGTATTTTAGTAAAACACCTATTTAGTGACACTAATTCAATAAATGAGAAATCAATTGTTGGGTTTTTGGCATTTGTTATGATGATATTTACATTAATTCTTGACATGGTAACTGGATTAATGGGGCGAGAGTTTCCAATACATGAATTCGTTTATGACGGATTCTTATATATATGTATAGGTGCGTTAGGTATCGCATCGGTGGATAAGATATTCAGAAGGTCAGGCCCAACAAATGATAACTTTGATATTGATGATGAATTTGATATGGAAGATGATCATACTAACGAATGTCATTGCGATATGCCACCAAAGAAATGCCATTGCCATAACCATAATTAAGGAAATTAAAATGAAAATAAAATTAATAGAATTATTAGGTAAGGAAAATACCAGACTTAATAAAAAAGTAAAAAAAGAATTAGATGCATACCTTAAAGGCATACCAGTTAACTCTGCAAATTATCAATACGCTGTTATGGTTATGATAGTGGCCGCTGCAAATGATTCAAACTTCCACTCACAGGCGAAGAAATTCCCATCATTATTTCCTAAAGCAAAATCCCATAAATCTCAAGGTGCTGAATTTGATTCATTAATAAAGGATCGGGGAATTGAAATCGCTAAATGGGCCAAGTGGGATTTAAATACAATCATAGATGCATTTGCATTTTTCACTAATATGAACATTGGTGGTGGTTTTGGAAACAAACTAAAAACTCTAAAGGTGGCTGTTGAAGAATCGGTCAATGAAGATAATTCAGATACATATTTCAGATCATTCGCATCAGCAGTTGAATATGCTAGAACATCAACAGAAAAACGTGGGTTTGAAATCGATGAAGATGATTGGCAAACACAGATAGCATTGGGTGGTAAGTATAATAGAGGTAGACCTTCAATTGGAAAAACACATACATTTGGTATTTCATTAAGTAAGAATAAAAAACCCCAAAGAAAATCACTAAGTATATCAGTATTCGGTATGGCTAGTGGTAACTTTGAACTAACTCATTATATAAATTAAGGAAAATATGAACCTGACTAAATTAATATCAGAAATTATGAATGAAAGTAATAAATTTGATTCAGATACTACACCTATAAAAGAATCATCCATCAAAACAATCAATATGTTATTCAAAAACAAAGGGATGAAGGATGCTATCAGAAAAGAAAAGGTTGATCAAATTCGAAAAGCAATCGAAAGTGAGGGTATTAGTACCAAAAACGTGAGTGATGATGAAATTTTGACAATAGCAAAAGAACTTAATGAAGTTGCTAATAAAAGAAGATTAAAAGAATCTGTATATACGAATCAGACTGGATTAAAAACTGCAATGCTGGGTGAGCCAAAACTTAATCGTTTATTAAAGGCTTCTACTGATTCGTGGGCTAGGCGTTCTGATGTCAAAGTGTTCAAAGAAAAAAGATTCTTCATATTTACAGATGGTAAGCGTGAAATGGTAATAACGCATAGTGATGGTGATTTCAAAGTAATGAAAAAGTTGGGTAGAATAAGCAAAGTTACCAAACGACTTTATAATGAATTAGCTAATGAATCCACTGACATCCAATCTGTGCTACTCAATCCCAAAGGGGATAAGTTTGTTGTATCTGAAAGAGATAATACCGTAGCAGGAAATCTAGGTGGATTTACGATGTATATACTAAGCAAATCGGGAAATAATAAAGTAGTGGGATCATTACCATCACTTAAAGAGGCAATTTCTCATGGTAAAATTAATGGATTTACTAAAAAAATAAAGTAATTCTATTTATATAATAGTGATTAACAGATAAATATGAAATTCTATGGAGTTAGCATTGTGGGGAAATACTAAAAAGTTTTTTAAATACTTAGCAAAAAACCCTATTATTATTTTCATTATAATCATAGGTTGTTTTTCATATTGGGTCAATCAATTACAAAGTGAAAATTACGACCTAAAGTATAATAGTGATGGGTATAAAGAAACTATAATAAATTTAAAAACTGATTTAAAATCAATAGAATCTAAATCAGAAATGGTGGGTGAAGAGTGGGATGAATCAAAAAAGAAAGTGATACTTCTTACTAAAAAGTTAAATGAAGTGGATACTGATGATGAAGTTAAAGATAAAAATATTGTTTTTTGGGCTGATGATTCTACTAAGTGGAATCAACTTAAAAGCGCAATCGACTCAATTAGTTACAGGAATACAAGATTTCCAGAATGACACTGTATTAGTTATATACAAAGATCATGCAGTTGATATGGTTAATTATAAACGTAATGTCGATTTATTACTAAACCGATTTACAGCGCAGACTATGCGACATGAACGGTTAATCGATGTGTGGGTTGAAACTACAGTAAGAGCAGAAAAAGCAGAAGAGTTATTATCATTGGAATTGGAAACCTCAATTGCAAAGGATATGATTATAGATTTACAGTTAGAAAAGATCGATGGGTTTAAAGGTACAACACGAAAAGAAAAACGAAAGTCTTGGAAAAATGGAGCAATAGCAGGGTCAGTCGGTACTGTAGTTGTTATAGCAGTCCTTAGTGTGTTTGTGTTTAATAATTAAAATATTATGAATAAACCTATAAAAAGTATAAATCAATTAATAAAAGATGAGTACACTAAATGTGCAGCTGATCCAGTATATTTCTTTAAGAAATATTGTTATATCCAACATCCAACACGTGGGAAGATTTTATTCGATACCTTCGATTTCCAAGATGAAACTTTAGAAGATTTTAATAATTTCAGATTTAATGTGATATTAAAATCAAGACAGTTGGGTATATCAACACTAACAGCAGGTTACGCATTATGGTTAATGTTATTTAAAGAAGATCAAAATATATTGGTTATAGCAACAACTCAAGATGTGGCCAAAAACCTTATCACTAAGGTTAAGTATATGCATGATAACTGCCCTAGTTGGTTGAGGTTAGATACTGAGGAAGCAAACAAACTATCATTAAGATTTGTAAATGGTTCAACAATTAAAGCCGTATCAAGTACAGGAACAGCGGGTCGATCAGAGGCACTATCATTATTGATCATTGATGAGGCTGCATTTATTCAAAAAGTAGATGATATTTGGGCTTCTGCACAATCTACACTTTCCACTGGGGGTAGTGCTATCGTACTTTCCACACCAAATGGTGTTGATAACTTCTTTCATAGCACATGGTTAAAATCAGAAGAGGGTGCCGCATGGAATGGAATACGATTGCATTGGACTAGGCATCCAGAAAGAAATCAAAAATGGAGAGATGAGCAATCCGCATTGCTTGGTGATGCAATGGCAGCTCAGGAATGTGATTGTTTGTGGGGGGAATCTATGGTTACGGTACGTGATACTGAAACGGAAAATATCATAAACGTATCACTTTCAGATTTGTATAATAATTTATATTAATTATACTTATATACAAGAGTGTGAATGTAAACGGATGTTATATATGGGGTATGTAAAAGATGGGTGGGATAAAATTAAAGATGAATTATCAAATATTGATGAGTTTTATACCATTAAGCAAACTATACATTTATTAAATACGGATTATTATTATAAAAATTATTTTGGTAGGGCTAGGAATCGCACTATGATAAAACGTAATCCTAAATTATACAAGTCCATATATGAACATACTGATATTTTAGAAACGACATTTAAAAAATATAATAAATACAAAGGTTGGTATAATTTCAAATACCGTATGGTATTTTTAGTTGATAATGGTGGTGATATTAACACTTTAAAGTGTGAGTGTGGTCGTACATATAATTGGACTAAATATTGTAGATTCTGCCCAAATCCTAAAAAAACATGGTTGGGTAAAACACATACAGATGTAACTAAAAAAATACAACGAATAAGTACTTTACAATACTTATCAAAAACCAATGGTCAATTAACACCTAGATATAATATCAATTCAATACCAATCATAGAAGCAAAAGCTAAAGAATTAGGAATAACTGATTTACAGCATGCCGAAAATGGTGGAGAATTCCACATCAAAGATCTTGGTTATTGGGTGGATGGTTATAGTAAAGAAAAAAACATAGTAATAGAATATGATGAACGTCATCATTTCAGAAATGATAAGATAAAAGTGAAAGATATTCAAAGACAAAACGAAATCGAAACCCATCTTAATTGTAAATTTATAAGGATACGTTGTAATGGATAATCATATATTAAGACATAATCATAAATATGAAATACTAACACCATCGGGATATCAATCATTCGCTGGGATTCGTAAGATCTCTAAAGATGTAATATACACCATTATATTATCTAATAATAAAACAATAAAATGTTCAGATAATCACCCATTTATTATTAACACTGATATTATCCATTCCAATAAATTAAAAGTTGGTGATATATTAGATGGTGTTGATGATACCATAATTACGATTGTTGATATTAAGAAAACGATGGGAACTTTGAATTTATTTGATGTCGTTGATGTTAATGGTGGTAATTTATTTAATGTTGATGGTATAATTTCACATAATTGTGATTTCATCACATCGGGTTATGGTGTTGTCGATGGTTCTATATTGGAGTGGTATAAAGAGAATCATGTTGTAGATCCATTAGAAGAACGTGGTTTCGATGGTAATTATTGGTTGTGGAAATATCCAGATTATGATAAAAATTACATCGTTGTGGCCGATGTCGCGCGAGGTGATGGTAAGGATTTTTCAACATTCCATGTTTTCGATGTAGAAACTGTAGAGCAGGTTGCTGAATACAAAGGTAAGATAGAAACAAAACCTTTTGGTGAGATGTTAGTGGCCGTCGCTATTGAGTGGAATAATGCAATGTTGGTAATAGAAAACGCCAATGTTGGTTGGGCTGCGATACAACCCGCAATCGATAGACATTATGAAAACCTATATTATTCATATAAAGATTTTGGATATGTTGATGATGAAGTTCATCTACAAAGTGCCTATGATATGGCAGATAAATCCAAAATGGTTCCTGGATTCTCAATGACAACTAGGACACGACCTTTGGTTATATCAAAACTTGATACATATATGAGAGAAAAAGTGCCGATAATTCACTCAATTAGACTTATAAATGAATTATTTGTATTTGTTTGGATGGGTTCTAAGGCAATTGCTCGTAATGGGCATAATGATGATTTAGTAATGGCATTTTCTACAGCTTTATGGGTGAGGGATACCGCACTTAGACTTAGACAAAAGGGTATTGATTTAAATAGAAGTGCAATACAACATACTACAAAATCAAATACATTCTATAGTAACACCCAACGAGCTCAATCCGACAAGTACTGGAATATGAATATAGGTGGAAAGCATAGTGAAAATATAAAATGGTTGCTGTAATTATTAGAAATAAAGTATTTATATATAAATAAGATATTATATGGCAGATAAATCGGTATTCGGGCGACTTAAAAAGTTATTTTCAACACAAGTTGTGGTACGACGGACAGGAAAGGATCAACTCAAAGTGGTGGATTCATCCAAAATGCAATCATCTGGTAATAAAAATTCATCTGCTTACTATGATAGGTATGGTAGATTGCATGGTTCTAAAAAGAATTGGCAAACATACAATGAGAGATTCAACTACCATTCAAATAGAATAGAATTATACAGTGATTATGAAGCTATGGATAAGGATTCAATCATAGCATCTGTTTTAGATATATATTCAGATGAAAGTACACTATATGATACTAATGGTGACACATTAGCAATAACATCTCCTAATGAGAAAATTAAGAAATCATTACATAATTTATTCTATGATGTGCTAAACATTGAGTTTAATTTGTGGTCTTGGGTGAGATCGATGAATAAGTATGGTGATGCATATCTTTATTTAGATATTAATGAGGAATATGGTGTAGTTAATGTAGAACCGTTATCAGTATATGAAACGTTACGTGAAGAGGGTTATGATCCAGATAATCCATATTCAGTTAGATTTAAAGTTGAAGGTGGTGAAGAACGATATTATGAGTCATTCCAAGTGGCACATTTTAGATTACTAACTGATACAAATTTCCTACCATACGGTCGTGCATTAATAGAGCCAGCTAGAAATGTATGGAAGCAGTTAACACTTATGGAAGATGCTATGTTAATTCATCGTATTATGAGAGCTCCAGAAAAACGTGTATTCAAAATTGATGTAGGTAACATACCTCATAATGAAATTGATTCACATATGGAGAATGTTATAAACAAAATGAAGAAAACACCATATGTCGATCAAAGGACTGGGGAATATAATTTGAAATTTAACTTACAGAATATGTTAGAAGATTATTATTTAGCAGTTCGTGGTGGAACAAGTGGTACTGAAATAGATACATTAAGTGGAATGGAATTCGGTGGTATTGATGATATTGAGTACCTAAGAAATAGAATGTTAGCATCACTTAAAGTTCCAAAAGCATTTATTGGATATGAAGAGGGAGTTGATGGTAAGAGTACATTAGCTCAGCAAGATATTCGTTTCGCACGAACTATTGAAAGAATTCAAAAGATAATCGTATCTGAATTAACTAAAATCGCAGTAGTTCATTTATATGCACATGGGTATGAAGATGAAGATTTGGTTAATTTTACATTATCATTAAATACACCATCTATTGTATATGAGCAAGAGAAAGTTGATTTATTAACACAAAAAGTATCACTAATCAGAGACTTGAAAGAATTACGATTAGTATCACATGAGTATATGTACGAAAATATACTGAATATGTCACAAGATGAGTGGCAGCGGGAAGAATTAAAAGTTATCAATGACTTGAAGCTTGAATTCAGACAAGAGCAAATTGCAAGTGAGGGTAATGACCCAACTAAAACAGGTGAATCGTTTGGAACACCACATGATTTAGCAACCATAAATCAACCATCAGAACCCGCTGATGAAGGTGGTTCAGAAGAAGGTGGTCAGCCAGGCGCAGGAAGACCTCCCGAATCTGGTAAATTTGGAAAAGACAAAGCGGAACTTGGTAGGGATCCATTAGGTAAAACAACCGATGTTAAGCCAGAAAGTGCATATAACAATCCTAGAAAATCACCACTAAGTACTGAGGCTGTTGATAAAATTATTCATAAAATGAAACCAGCATCTGGTCGTGTAAAAACAAGGAAAGTGATAACTGAATCTTTAAGAATTGTAGATTCCATCGACAAATTTAAAGAAAAGGGGTTACTTGATGAGGATAATATAATGGAATTTGAGAAATAGTATATTTATATACAGTATATACATAAAGTTATTGTCGATTATAAGTAAAACGGATATTAATAATGAAGAAATTTAAACATAGCAAGTACAAAAATACGGGTATTCTTTTTCAATTACTTATAAGACAGGTCGTATCGGATACCTTAAATGATAAGCAATCAGCAAAGGCGCTTTCTATTATAAAGGAACATTTTGGTAAGAAAACTGAATTACTAAAGGAGTATCGATTGTATAAAACGCTAATGGATGAGTCATTTGATTCTGAATCAAAAGCTACTGAATTTTTATCAATTATTATTGATAAGAGGTCTAAGTTAAATGATAATTTATTATCCAGAGAGAAGTATAATTTGATAAAAGAAATTAAAAAGATTTATCCTATTAATGAATTTTTTAATTATAGAGTATCTAACTATAAAGAAAACGCATCGGTGTATAAATTATTTGAATATAGTAAATCGGAAAACCCAAAGGAATTTATTGAAAATAAAGGTACGTTATTAGAGCATATATTACAATCTAATAAAGTAGAAGCTCAATCATTAAATCAGTTGAATGATGATTACAATTCTCAACCAAAAGATATTAGACTATTAGCTTGGAAACTTCTTGTTGATGGTTTTAATACTAAATATACTATCTTATCAAAACCACAGAAAACTATATTACGAGAATATATTAACGCTGTGGATAATACTGAGTACTTAAAGGAGTATGTTAAAGCTGAATGTACGAAGATTCAGAAAGCTTTTAGTAAATTGGATATAACAGATACTATGGTGAAAATCAAAGTAACAGAGGTATTGAATTTGGTTGAAAACATTAAGACTTCGAAGAAAATCACCGAATCAGAAATACTTTCAATTCTAAGATATCACGACTTATACAAAGAAGTAAAACGGAATTTCAAATGAGAAAAACATTATTAGAACAATTAGAAGATAAGTTTGAAGAAGTTGAATCCATTGCAGAGGATGAAATTGAAGAAGCTAATGTAACTGGTAATATGGATGGTGGTGCAGGCCCCGCTAAAACGCCACACACGTTCGGTGATGGTAAGAGCGAACCGAGTGGTAATCACATTGAGGTATTAGGTTATAAGAAAACAAAACCATCCAATATGCACACTAAACGACTTCAAGAGCTAGAACGTAATTTGGAAAATCAAATATTAGAAATTAGTTATAAGGATTATAAAAAAGATGATACTCGAAAAGATTATCAAAAGATAAATGATTCTATTATTAAAATTAATAGAATGGTTTTCGAAATGGAGAAGTTGGTTAATTTGAATATCAAACTTAAACAAGAATCATCAGTATCAAATGCAAAATATTGGGAATCTACTAAAAAGAACTTTGGGAAGATTTCAAAACGAATGTTAAGAATCAGCCGTAAAATCACGGAGCTTAATTTGTAATGAGTGATAAGAAATTAATAAAAGAAGAATTTACTAATAAAGAGCTTGAGGCTATTAGAAACATAATACGATCTGAAATGGCTGAGGTATTCTTTGATTTATACCGAAAACGAAGTGTATGGAAATCCTAATGAGAACTAAAATGATAAAATTAAAAGAATTAATGAATGAGGGTATGTTGAATGAAACTCAATGGTGGATGATGGTAGACCATCACTTGAAAGTTTTAAAAGCAGGATTGGTAGCAGCTGACGGCAAAAAAATAGAAGCTCTTAAAGAAAACCAAGCTATGAAAATAGTTGATAATATTGAAACCTTAATGGGTAGTTTGGAAAAACATAATATTGCTAAATTTAAATTTTAATAGGAATTGGAACGATGAGTGAATTATTAATAGACACAATACCATTTAAATTATCTAAGCAGGATTTGAATGAAGCTAAATCCAATAACAATGGTAGGTTCATCGTACAGGGTGTTATCCAACGAGCCGAAGCTGAAAACCAAAATGGTAGAATATATCCTAAAACACTTCTTGCTAGAGAGGCTAAGAACTATGCCGCTAAAGAGATAAAAGAAGCTAGGGCATATGGTGAGTTAGACCATCCAGAAACATCGGTTGTCGAGCTTAAAAACACATCACACATCATTAGAGAAGTTTGGTGGGAAGGTAATGACCTTATGGGTAAAGTTGAGATATTAAAAACACCATCTGGTAATATTCTAATGGAATTATTAAAAGCACAATGTACCGTTGGTATATCATCAAGAGGTATGGGTTCGGTGAAAGAATCAGCAAATGGTAAAACTGTAACGGTAGAGGATGATTTCAATTTAATATGTTGGGATTTCGTATCAAACCCATCAACACATGGGGCATTCTTAAAACCAACCAATGAATCGGTAAATGAATCGGTTAAATCAACTAAAAAAATAAATAACTATTCAAACATAGATAATATTGTAAGAGATATTATATGTGAAGTAAATGGAGTGTGTGGAATATGAAATTAATAGATATGCTAAATAGTAAAAAGAGTCAGAAGCTAACTCTATTAGAAGAACAAGCTTTACATAATTTCGAAATGGGGCATGTATATTCAAACCCATATCATACTGCATTTGTAAAAGAAGCTGATACGCCACTTAAATTTAAAGTTGGTGATTACATTATACAAAAAACATCAACAGGTGGCTCAGGGGGTTATGTGATATCTAAACACCCATCACTGGGTTATAGGTTGGCAGATCAATGGGGTGGTACTGATAAGAAGTACTTCAAAGAAAAAGGATTCAAAAAAGATGCCGCTAAATCCAAAAAAGTACAATCATTTCCAAAGGTTATGGCTTTAATTAAATCTAAAGAATTAACAACAACTAATAAATTGGGCGAATCGATTACTGAGGGTAAGTATGATTCAATACTAGATAAAATCGCTGGTATTGTAAAGAATAGTAAATCGTTTATGAGTATTGGTGCTGAATTAAAAAAGAATGGTATAAAGTATGATTTTATGACGGCAGATGCACCAATGCCTGCTGCTATGTACACACTCAAAAACCCAAAAATAGTAATTCTTAATAAGAAATACGTATCAGGTGCAGAACGAGAAGTTGGTGATATCGCAATCGGTCTAATGGAGTCTATTAATGAAGATGCAAGTCACGAAGCACAGGGAATATCGCATTATACAGGAATGAGAGCTACTGCTGTACAGAAATTCATTGATGATAATAAATTAAATGCTAGAAAGTTACTTTCATATGTAACTCGTAATACTGATGGTGCTCGTACAAAAGTGATAACTGCGATATCAGGAAAACCAAATAATCCAATGGCTAAAAAAGTAATGAAAGTTTTTAAAGAATCTATTAATGAAGATGCAAAGAAAGTTTGGAAGGATGGTAATAATCTTTACGTAGATAGTGACTTCGTTAATATGAGTAAGGGTAATTTACCTAATTCAGAATTAAAACATTTGGGAATGGGTGATTTCTTTTTAGATACACCAGACGGTAAGATTAATTTTAATAGAAGTGGTGATAAACTTCCAGGTATGAGTGGTAGAAGTCATAAGATGTCAGACTCTAATGGTGGTAAGCTGATAGCACAATTAATTAAAAAAATGGGTGCAAAAATAGTTAACGAATCGAAAGTATATAATTGTGGTACACCTTCACTGATGGATTTACTTAGAGAGCAAACTGAATATGAAAAGTTCTTCCAATCAGCACTTAAAAAGTTTGATGTGAAATCTCCTGATGAAATCGAAGGTGATAAAAAGAAAGAGTTCTTTGATTATGTAGATAAGAACTGGGATGCTGGTGAGAATGAAACTGATGTTGATGAGGCTAAGACCGCTAAAACTAAGAAAGATTCAAAATCATCTAAGAAATCTAAAAGTGATTATTCATTAGATGGGATGTTTGGTGATGTAAAGAAGCAACTAAAAGGAATCACAGCAATAAAGAAAGAATCGGTAAATGAAGGAGTGAAACGATTCTATCAACAAGATGGTATTGGTAAAGCAAAATATACTATATCGTATCACGACGGAAAATCAAAACATAATGATGGTGGTGACTTCTATGGTATCAGAATATTTAAGAATAAAAAAGAATTAGAAACGTTTAGAAGTGAACTTTTGAAAAAAGGATATAGAGCGGATAGTGGATTTAAAAAAGAATCGACGAATCAGAATATCAGATTTGAAAGTATGGATTTGTATGGGACTGGTCGATTGGTTGAATTCAATCTGAATCTTAGTGATTTGGATTTTGGACTTTCATTAATATCAGGAATCGTCGGAGTACCATTGGCTGCACTTTTAGCAATGCATGCAGAGGATGGTATGAAATCAATATCTGCGTTACTAAAGAAAAAGAGTAAAAATAAAGCATCAGTATCAGAATCATCGTATAATATACCATCATTAGTATCTCTACTTTCAGAAAAGAAATATGATATCGGTATGGGTCATAAAGGAAATGGTGTTACTGTATGGAATAAATCAGAAGAGGTAAGTGGTGATTATAAGACAATAGCACACATTACTGATAGTGGTAAAATTACATACCATGATAAGGCATTACCATCTGATGTTAAGAAGACGATAGAAGCTGCAGCAACTAAAATGAAAAACTAAAACATTATGACTAAATCAGACATATTACAAGATATATCAGTTTCCATTTCTAAAACTTTAAAGCGGAATTTGAGTGATATAAAAAAGCTCGATACATCCGACCGAAAGGAGATTGAAAAAGTTATACAGAGCATTAAAGATAATTTAGATATTATATCAAACATTGGTTAATGTCTAAATATTATATTAAATAATAAAAAAATGATATTTATATACACCTGCCAGAATTGGTGGGTGTTGTAGTATTAAATAAAAACAAAAAATGAGTTATAATAAAACAAATAGTATTTCAGATAAAATAACAGGAACTAAAGTAGTGGTTCATAAGAAGAACATCGGCCACGCTTTAAGCTTATTCAAAAAAAAAGTTATTGAAAGTGGAAAGTTGGAACGATATCGAGATATTCAAGAATATACTAAACCATCGGAAAAACGTAGAGTACTTAAAGCAAATGCCATTCGTAGAAATAAAAAAGAGCAAAATTCATAACGTTTTTTATTTTTTATGATATTTATAGGAAATGTGTTATATCTAACACTATTATACTGCTTCTCAATAAGCAGTCATATTTTTTCAAAAACAAAATTATTAAGATTTAAATAATCTTATTTCCAAAATAAAATTAAGGAGACTCAAAATGAGTAAGAACAAAGATTTATTAAAAGAAGCTATAGCTGATGCGAAGCAGGTTAAAGAAACTGCTATTCAAAATGCTAAATTGGCTTTAGAAGAAGCATTTACACCATCAATTCAATCAATGATTTCAGAAAAGCTTGCAAAGGAAGCTGATGAAGAAATGGATGATGAAGATGATATGGATGAAAATGTTAACGATGACGAAGATGATGAAGATGATGTTAACGAAGATGTTAATGAAAGTGATGTTGAAGATGATGAAGATGATGTTAACGAAGATGTTAATGAAAGTGATGATGAAGATGAAGATGATGACGAAGATGAGCTTGACTTAGAATCTGTAATCGCTGAATTGGAAGCTAACGAAGCAAAATCAGTTAAGGAAGCAAAATCAGTTAAGGAAGATGAAGATGAAGATGAAGATGAAGATGAAGATGAAGATGCAGATGAAGATGAAGAAGAACTTGATCTTGATGAAGTAATCAAATCTATTCGTGAAATGGATGATGAAGAAGATGAGGAAGATGAGGAATCTATGGATGAGGTAAAATCTGAATTAGCAGAAGCATATGACACAATTTCTGAATTGAAATCTACGTTGACTGAAATTAACATTCTAAATGCAAAACTTCTATATACGAATAAATTATTTAGAACGTTTGATTTGACTGAAACCCAAAAAGTAAAAGTATTAGAGAACTTCGATAGAACATCTAATGTTAGAGAAGTAAAACTTGTATTTTCAACTTTAGCTGAAAGCCTAACCACATCATCTACTAAACGTCGATTTGTGAAAGAGGGTAAAGCATCAAATGTTGTAAAGAGCACAAAACCATTAGTTGAGAATACAATTATCTCAGAGAATGTACAAAACAAATTAAGATTTCAGAAATTAGCTGGAATGAACAAAAAAAACAAAAAATAAACGGAGAAACAATAAATGGATATTTCAAAAATGTTAACAGAAGGTCGATCTCACCAAATGAGACTTACCGATGAGACAGCAGCTTTGGTTAAAAAATGGAAAGACACTGGACTTCTAGAAGAAATCGAAGATGATATAACAAGATCGGGTATGGCTACCCTGCTTGAAAATCAAGCGAAACAAATAGTAAAAGAAGCGTCCCAGACAGGTACTTCTACAAATTCAGAAGAATGGGCTGGTGTAGCACTTCCTTTAGTTCGTAGAATCTTTGATGAGATTGTAGCTAAGAACTTTGTATCAGTACAACCAATGAACCTACCATCAGGTCTAGTTTTTTATCTAGATTTTAAATATGGTACGAACCAACCTGGATTCGCAACAGGATCAGGAAAGGATTCACAAGAAGATTCAGTATTCGGTATTACCGATACTACTGGCGATCCATCTGGTGGTCTTTATGGGGCAGGTCGATTTGGTTACACAATCAATGATACTGACACAGTAATACAAGCATTAGGTGCTACACCTGCTACAAACGTATACGCTACTGGTTCAGTAGGTGAAGTTGATTATAACTACGATTCACAATTCTCAGCATCAAACACAGTAGGTTTGGGTGATGGTACAATTGCAACCGTAACAGTACCAACTGCATCATTACCATCATTTGATTCAAAAGGTATTAGAGCATTTAGATTAACAGGTGTTACGGATCAATTCCCAGCATACACTAGATTGCAAGGCCCTAACGTTGTCTTTGTGGCAAAATCAGCAGCATTCGCATCTATTAAAGTTGTGTTCCACAAACAACCAACTGATACTTCTAGAGGCGATTTTGAAGCATCACCAACGTATGATACTACACTTGACATTCCAGAATTGAATGTTGAAATGAAATCAGAACCAATTGTAGCTAAGACACGTAAGTTGAAAGCACAATGGACGCCTGAATTTGCACAAGATTTAAATGCTTATCATTCAATTGATGCAGAAGCTGAATTAACATCTATGTTATCAGAATACATTTCGCAAGAAATTGACTTTGAGATTTTAGATATGTTGATTCAAGATGCTAAAACTACTGGTTACTGGTCAACGCAAGTTGGACGTGAGTGGACTGGAAACGGTTTTGGTGATTTCTCAACAACACAAGCACAATCATCAGCATATACGCAACAAGCATGGTTCCAAACTTTGGGTACTGTAGTAGCGGGTGTTTCTAACAAGATTCACCAAAAAACATTAAGAGGTGGGGCTAACTTTATGGTCGTTTCTCCAGATGTTTCCACTATTATAGAATCTATCCCAGGTTACGCATCATCTGCGAACAATGGTGATTCTGAATACGCATTTGGTGTAACTCAAATTGGTTCACTTAATGGTCGATTCAAGGTTTACAAGAATCCTTATATGAAGGACAACGTTATTTTAATGGGTTATAGAGGAACGCAATTCCTTGAGACTGGTGCAGTTTACTCACCATACATTCCATTAATTATGACTCCACTTGTATACGATCCACAAAACTTCACCCCAAGAAAAGGTGTCATGACTCGTTACGCGAAGAAGATGTTGAGAGGTGAATTCTACGGAAAAGTTCTTGTTGACGGATTGCACAGAATTCAGTAATAATTGAATTTAATATTAACGTAATAATTAGGGGTGAGAAATCACCCCTTTTTTTATGTCATTCATATTTATTTTATTAATCATTAAATATAAAGATTATTTTTTTCATAAACGGATGGACATCAAAGAAATCACCCACCCACTTTATTGTAAATTGAGAAAAACATCCGTCTGCTTCGGTTGGTTTTTCCGAATAGTAAGTCTTACCTTCCTCATTAAAGGTTCTCTCACTTATGACCATATCACATATCCAATTCCACTCATAATCTGAGTTACTGTCAACAAACCTTATGAAATCTGATTGATCTACATAGTGAATTGCTTCATCTTCAAATAGCACTGCCTTCATAATCTTTTTTAGTTTTAACTATTATTAATATATTATACTCAATTACAAACCATCATTAAGTTCATCAGCATCTTGCCTACATTTAGCACAGATATAGCCTACTAAATGGTCTTTCTCCATACCTAACTCTTCTACTTTCCAAAAGCAATCGTGATAACCCTCTGTTATTTGTACTTTTAATCTCTCATTCCAGACGTTGTAAATTCTTATAAATTCATCACAACCGCAATCGCATTTATAATAAGTCATATTTATTCATTCTATTGGGTTTGTAAGAAATTCCATCATTATTACCAAATGAAAGAACATTAGAATTCACATCACATACTATTTCAGCACTACGTCGATTTACCTTTTTAGATGTACCATCGGTATAATTTAACCACGCCTTCCAATCGGAACCCTCACTACATTGTAATTTTGCACCAGATTTGATGTCTTTGAATATTTCTTCTTGATACTTTGTCATAATCTTTATTGTTAGATGGATATCAACCATTACAAAAACAATAGTACGAATACTATATAGATAAAACTAATTTCTAGTGTTATGTTAATGTTAAATATCAAGTATTTACTGTTAAACATATTAGTACCATATTTATAATAAAGAAACGAACTATGGCAGAAAATACCACTAAAAGAGTTCCAAAAGGAAATATTAAATTTTCAATAAACCTTTCGGATGAGCAGAAAGAAGCTAAGGCGGAAATATTAACACACCCATTCAATTTCATAATAGGTAAGGCTGGTAGTGGTAAGACATTATTGGCATGTCAAATAGCCCTTGATATGATATTCAAAAGAACTGTGGATAAAATCGTAATAACCAGACCAACGGTATCAAGTGAAGATAATGGGTTTTTACCTGGCTCTTTAAATGAGAAAATGGAACCTTGGATGATTCCAATTAAATCAAATATGAGAAAGGTTTATAATAAGCCTGATAAATTAATGCAATTAGAAGCTAGTGAAGAGATTGAGTTAGTATCATTAAGCCATTTTAGAGGAAGAACATTCGATAATGCAGTGTGTATAGTAGATGAGTTTCAAAACCTCACTAAACAGCAGTTGCAAATGGTTCTGGGTAGACTTGGTAAAAACTCCACAATGATTCTTTGTGGTGATAAATATCAAATTGATTTGCCAAGACCTAATGATTCAGCTATAACTGAAATACATAAACTAAAATCATCAAAATGGGTTTATGATACTATCTTAACGGATAATCATAGACATCAATCTCTTGATGATATCCTAAAATTATTAACAGAGGGATATTAATATATAAACTAAAACATCTATGAAAGCAAAAATTATAATATTCGGAGCAATTATAGTATCAACTATAATGTCATTACTTAGTTACACTGTATCTGATAATGAATCCCCAATAGGGATTTATGAAACTATTAAGATATCAGAATCAGATGAATTTGAATTTTTCAATGGGGGAACTAATTGCTTTGAGAAATCAGAGGAATTGGGATTATATTTCACAACAGCAAATGATGTTATCGTTGATTATTATAACATTTATAAGTATGAACCAACTCAAGATACAGAATGGCAGTGGGATCAATCAATAGAATCATATGGTACTGTTAATAAAATTAATGAATATTTCTTTTATGATGATAACTACTCAGAAATACTTACTATGTATAGAGTAACTGCTATCTTCCCTGATGGATCTGAAATTATACTAAGACAGAATAGTGTTGATTGTACGGTGCCCCAATACGTATCAGATTGTATTTGGGATATTAAAAATGGAACTATTACTTCACCCAATTTTAATAAAAATGACATATATGTTTATGATTACACTGGAAATAAAGTAGTAAATGATAATATGCAGCCTGGATATTATGTATTGAGTTTGGGTATTGATGGTAAGTGTAGAACCAAAATTAACATTGGAAATTAATAATTTACATATTTATATAAAAAGAGGATAAGTAATGGCAGTCGACATACCAATTTGGCCGGGAAGTTCATCATTTGTAGCAGGAACTACACCATTTGGTTTCTATGATACTGATCTTGATTTTACAATAGATATTGATAGAGTTTCATCGTGGTGTGCGACGAGACTTGGGTATCCAATTGTAGATATTGAATTACAAGATATAAATTTTTATGCTTGTTTTGAAGAATCTATAACAGAGTATTCATCTCAGATAAATCAATATCAACTCAGAGATAATTTACTTAGCTTGCAGGGGTCACCCACATCATCAAATTACTCACAAGCGTATGTAAATAGTAATTTTGGTGGATTGGTATCAATTGCAAGGGATTATGGTTCTGAGGCTGGTAGTGGTGGTCGTGTTAATTATTATACAGGATCTTTCCAAATCGAAAGAGGTAAGCAATTATATGATTTAACAGATACATCATCCGTTAAATTGGAAGTAGGTGTCGCTGGGTTAAACGTTATAGAGATAAAGGAATTACTACATTATGCACCACCAGCAGTGGCTAGGTTTTTTGATCCAATGGCGGGTTCAGGAATGGGTTCTCAGCAAATGTTACAGGGATTTGGATGGGGTAATTATTCACCAGGCGCATCTTTCTTAATGCAACCGATGTATGCTGATTTGTTGAGAATGCAAGCAATTGAGTTTAATGATCAAATACGAAAATCACAATATAGTTTTGATATAAAAAACGATAGAGTGCGAATATTTCCAATACCAAATTATGATGGAGATGATCTAAAAATCCATTTCCATTATATACTAAAAAGTGAGAGAAGTAATCCTGTAATTTCGAAATCAGTAGTTAGTGATTCATCAAACGCAAGATATGATAACATACCATATTCTCAAATAAACGATGTAGGTAGACGTTGGATACAGAAATATACATTAGCAATCGTAAAAGAAATGTTGGGTGCGGTTAGAAGTAAATTTAGTTCAATACCAATACCTAATTCTGAAATCACTATGGATGGTGATGCGTTACGAAGTGAGGGTGCGGCAGAACGTGAGCAATTAATTGAAACGTTAAGAGTTGATTTAGATGCCACTTCTAGGAAAGCACTTTTGGAAAACAAAAAAGATGAGGCTGAATTTTTAAATGATACATTGAGTCGAATTCCAAACTTTATATATATAGCATAAGGGTATTATAATGGCATTATTTTCAGGTCAAAGAGATATGTCTTTGTTTAGGAGATTAAACAAAGAATTAATAAATGATATTATAGATACTGAAATCTATTATTATAAAACAATATTGTCAGAAACCAAAGCTAACTTATACGGTGAGGCTAATTCTAAGGTATTTTACAACCCTGTTAAGATCGCTTGTTTAATTGATAGAGAAAATCGTGAAAATTTATTCGAAGATTTTGGTAACGATTATACTCGAAATATATCATTTTACTTTTTAAGGGATACCTTAGTAGATTTGGATATGTACCCAGAAATAGGTGATGTTATTGAGTGGAATGGTGAACAGCATATAGTTGATGGTACATTGAACAATCAGTATTTTGCAGGTAAAAACCCGACAAGTTGGGATGGTGGTGAATCACATGGGTATGATGTATCAATATTATGTATAGCCCATGTTGCTAGAAAATCACAACTTAATCTAAAAGATGATATTAGAGTTGGTGTAGATAAGACCAATAATGATAATGAAATATATAAATAAAAACTATGGCTAATGCATATCGATATAATAAAGATGGTAAACCCAATCTCAAAAAAACAGTAAGTTCTTTTTCGGATGATATTGAATTGAATAAAGCTAATCAAATTAGACGTAATGATGATGTAAACGTACCATCAGTAGGTCTTTATGATATTGATATGGCGTTTAAATACTTCTTAGAGAATGGTATAAAACCCACAGTGGATGATGGTGGTATTACTATACCAGTTCCAGTGATGTACGCAACTCCAGAGAATTGGTCAGCAGCACAACGAGATGGGTATCTTAAAGATTCTAATGGTAAGTTAATAACACCTTTAATATCATTTAAGAAAACATCAATAACGTCCAATCAGCAGATTTCTAAACTGAAAGTATTAACAGATGGTTCTACATCTAGAACATTTATAAGGAAGTATACCCAAGAAAATAAATACGATTCATTTTCTCAAAATCTTGGCATAAAGCCTGTTCCTGAATATTATATAGTTGATACTCCAGATTATATAAACATAGAGTATGATGTTATAATTTGGTGTGATTACATAAGTCAGTTAAATAAATTAGTTGAGCAGATTATTTATTATCAAGGTGGTGCATTTGGTGAAAGGTATAAATTTGAAATAAGTGGTGATTCATATAACTTCGATATATCAAATAACACTAGTGAAGAACGGATTGTAAGAAGTAATTTTACTTTGACAAGTAAAGCGTATATCCTACCTAAGAATTTAGGCAACACTGTAAATGCTTCAAAGGCTTTTGGGGCATCAAAAGTTGTGTGGAATCTTGATGATTGATAAATAAATTTTAATACTTATATATAAACAGTTTTAAAAACAAATAAATATGGCAACAGTAAGTGAATCTACAAATTCAAAACCAGAGCATAAAGCTCAACGATTGGATAAATCAGAAATAGATAGTATACATGAATTTGCAAATACTTATTCCGATATTAATAATAAAATGGGTGAGTTTGCAATGAATATGATAATCCTTAATGAAGAAATAGAGAATACCAAAACGAATCAAGATCAGTTAGCAGCAAAATATAAACAGGCGAGATCTAGTGAATTGAAGTTCGCAAATGAATTAAAACAAAAATATGGAGATGGTGAAATTAACATCCAAGATGGTACATTTAAACCAAACTAACTACTTTATTTAATTAAAATCAGTATTATATCCTTTTTTGGGTAATTATTTACTATTTATAGGTAGCAAATCATATAAAATATTTAGGAGCATAATATGGCAGAGAGAATAGTTAGTCCTGGCACTTTTACCAATGAGCGAGATTTAACATTTTTACCACAAGGAATTGGAAACATCGGAGCTGCATTAATTGGTTCAACAATTAAAGGCCCAGCATTCGTACCCACAAAATTATCATCATTCAATGAGTTCATCGAAACATTCGGTGGATTATCACCTAATTCATACTTACCCTACGCTGTAAAGAATTACTTTGAGGATGGCGGAACCGCCACAGTAGTTAGAGTATTAGGTAGTGATGGGTATTCATTAGGAAAACCACTTGGATTGAAAATATCATCTTCTATAGGTGAAAAAGTAGTTGGGTTATTACACCCAACTGTAGAATTATTAGGATTGACTGATATATTTGATGACTCTGAAATAGATGGAGTTCCATCTGCTAGTTTATTCACATTAAAACTTTCAGGTTCCAATACCGACAAAACATATACTGGTTTATCATTAGATCCAACTTCGGATTCATATTATACTAAATTATTTGGTTCTTCTGCAAAAGGAAGTGAAGATGCATATGCTTACATAAATTGTAGAGCATTTCAATCAGCATCGATTGCAGCTGATGCTGATGCAGAAATATCACTGGTAACTGATCAAGATATCGATTTATCACAAGAATATAAAACAGCAAATACACCGTGGATCACATCACAGACAGTTGGTGATACTGTATTTGATTTATTCAAAGTACATACAGTATCACATGGTAATCCAACTAACTATGAATTTAAAATAGCAATTGAGGATATCAAGCCAGCTGGTAGAGTTCCTGGTTCAATTTATGGATCATTTACACTAACAGTTCGACGTGTAGAGCAGGATAAAATACCAACATCACCATTCGTATCGGTAACTGATTCCGATGTTAGACCTAATATTGCAGAACAATTTCAAAATGTAAACTTAGATCCTGACTCACCTAGCTATATAGCAAGAGTTATCGGTGATACATTCACTACTGTAGATTCAGCAGGTAAGGTTATCCCTAATGGTGATTATAGTAATAATTCAAAATACATAAGAATTGAGGTTGCAAGTAGAGTATCAGAAAAATCTATTGATGTTTCATTACTTCCATTTGGATTTAAAGCACTACAGAATCCATTAGGTACATCAATGATTATACCAGATGCAGTCTTTGTACCATCACAAACAATTAATGATGGTTATAATTCAAAAATATTTTGGGGATTTAACTTCGATTTCGCATTAACTGATAATGCATCCTATCTTAATCCAATACCAGAGACAACAACTACTGGAAGTAATGTAAACTTCCAACTTGGTAACTTTAACCAAACTGCCGATGCAGCATATCCAACAGTAGCAGATGCTTATTCTGGTTCTATTACGTTAAATGATAATGAGACATCAATTGATACTCGTAAATTTATGGTTCCATTCCAAGGTGGATTTGATGGATTTAAACCCAATCGGGTTGTAAGTTTAGCTGAGAACATCACAGCAGGTAACTCACAAGGTTGGGATATGAGTTCAACATCAGCAGCAGGAACTATAGCATTTAGAAAAGCGATTAATGCAGTATCGAATGCAGAAGAATTTGATATAAATATGTTGGCTATTCCTGGAGCAATTCATAGATTACACTCATCAGTAACGACATACGCTAAAGATATGTGTGAAGCTAGAGAAGATGCATTCTATGTTATGGATGTGGGTATTAAGGGTGATAGTATCTCAGTAGTATCAAATGCAGTACAAACATTTGATTCAAACTATACATCAGTTTATTATCCGTGGGTTAAAATATTAGATACTGATAGAAATAAACCAACATGGGTTCCACCATCTGTAGTATTACCTGGAGTTATGGCATTTAATGATTCGGTTTCAGCAGAATGGTTTGCACCCGCAGGTTTAAATCGTGGTGGTTTACCAAACGTAATCGATGTTGAATCTCGATTGACTCGATCTGAAAGAGATCAATTGTATGATGGTAGAATCAATCCAATTGCATCATTTCCAGGCCAAGGTGTAACTGTATTTGGGCAAAAAACACTACAAGGAAAGCCATCGGCTTTAGATAGAGTTAATGTTAGAAGATTGTTGATTGCAGTTAAGAAATTCATCGCATCATCTACAAGATATCTTGTTTTTGAACAAAACACGTCAGCGACTCGTAACCGATTCTTATCTATTGTAAACCCTTATTTAGATTCTATTCAACAAAGACAGGGGTTAACTTCATTTAGTGTTGTAATGGATGAGACAAACAATACACCCGATGTTATTGATAGAAACATACTTGTGGGTGAAATTTACCTACAACCGACTAGAACAGCAGAGTTTATTGTTCTTGATTTCAACATTCAACCAACTGGGGCATCTTTCCCAGGAGTATAAATAATTAAAACTCCTCGAATTTATTCGGGGAGTTTAACCTACTTTTTTCAAAATGGTATATTTATAGAAAAGAGATAAAGTTAGAATAAACGGAGAAAACTTAAAATGGCAAACTTACTAGACCCAAATGAAATAATGTTCACCAGTTTCGAACCTAAAATGTCGAATCGGTTCATTATGTATATAGAGGGAATTCCATCATATTTGATTAAAGCAGCAAATAGACCAGAAATTACAAACAATGCCGTTACTATAGATCACATTAACGTTAAGAGAAAAGTTAAGGGTAGAAGTGAATGGAGTGATGTATCTATTACATTATACGATCCAATAGTTCCATCTGGAACGCAAGCTGTTATGGAGTGGGTTAGATTGCACCACGAATCCGTTACAGGTCGTAATGGTTATTCTGATTTCTATAAAAAAGATATTACATTTAACGCACTTGGCCCAGTTGGTGATAAAGTTGAAGAATGGACATTAAAAGGTGCATTTATCAATTCAGCAAAATTCTCTGATATGGATTGGACTGGTGAGGATTTATCGGAAGTTGAATTAACACTTTCATATGATTACGCAATACTACAATACTAATTAAAGAATACATATTAAGAAATAACTACCCCGTCAGAAATGGCGGGGTTTTGTGTTTAAATTATTATTTTCATATTTATAAGTATAAAGGAGAATTAAAGTTATGAAAGATGAATTACAAGATGAATACGTTAATACTATGACCGATGCTGAAATGGTTGATATGGCTAAAAGTAAAAATCAAATCGGTCAAGTTTTAGATTATAAGTTTCCTACTGAGATAGTAGAACTACCATCAAATGGATTAATATATTCATTAGACAACCCATTATCATCGGGTAAAGTTGAAATGAAGTATATGACTGCTAAAGAAGAAGATATACTTACTACACAATCTTATATAAGAGATGGTAGTGTATTGGATAGATTATTCCAATCACTTATAGTTTCTAATGGTGAGGGTAAGTTGGTTAAATATGTTGATTTGGTAGTAGGTGATAAGAACGCAATTATGATCGCATCTAGAATATTAGGATATGGGAAGGATTATGAAGTAGAAATTGATGATCCATTTTCAACAGATACAAAGCAAAAAGAAATTATTGATTTAACATCTTTTGATAATAAAGTATATGATGGAAATCACCAAACTGAATTAAATAAAAATGAATTTGAGTTCAAACTACCAAAATCCAATCGTTTGATAACGTTTATGGCATTAACTGAGAGCAAAGAGCGAAAAATTAAACATGAATTGGAAGTTATTTTGAAAGCAAATAGAAAGTTAAACGATAAAACTTCTAGAGAACTCACAACAAGATTAAAAACAATTATACTATCAGTGGATGGTGAGATTGATCAGAAATTTATAAATGAATTTGTGAATAACGAACTTTTCGCAGTAGATTCTAAGGCCCTTAGATCCTACATTAACGAAGTAACACCTGACATTGATTTGGCTTGGGAGTTTATTTCTGATGAAACGGGCCAAGGGAGGTCAATGACTCTTCCTATGGGGGTCGGGTTTTTTTGGCCTGAATAAATCACATCGCCAATTAATTCATTCGCAATTATTTGATTTGATATATCACGGTAATGGTGGATTTACATTTCAAGATGTTTATAATTTACCTATTTGGGCTCGACAATTCTACATAAAAAAGATAGTTGAGTTTAAAGAAGCTCAGAACAAAAAAGAACAATCTGAACTTAAACGTGCAAGAAAATAAAACATAAAATAGAGATACCTAACATATTGTTAGGTATCTCTATATTTATATAAAATGGATGGTGTAATGAGGACTATTATAAAAAAAGATTTGATTGGTAAGTTAAGAGAAAGTAATATCTCAGAAAACTTTATTGATAAACTAATTCAGAAACTCATAAATTCTAAAAAGAAATTTGAAATAGAAAAGTTACAAAAGAAGTTAGCTGATCTAACTACTGATTCAGAGTATCAAGGTATACTAAAAAAGTATAATATTAAAGCAATGGATTGGTCAAAAAACTATGATAGGTAATAAATGGCAATTGATTTAAATAAAGATTCTCAAAATCGTCTTAATGATATAAGGCAAGAGGAAGCACTACAGCAATCTCTTTCAAGTATACTATTAACTAAGATTGATGGGATGAAACGATTATCAACCATACAGGTTCAAACCCTAAATTTAATGAAAGGTGAATCTGATTTAGCTTCTAAATTGAATATCATTCATCAACAAAAAGATGCGTTAATTTCAAAAAGCAATGGTAGCTTAACTGACAGGCAATTACTGATACTAAAGGAATTGGAGACTGCTGAAACGTTTCTTACTCAAGAACAAAAACGTAAGGATGTTATAATAAAGCAAGAAGAAGCTCAAAATAACTATTTAGAAAGTAGACGGGGTATATTCTTAAATATTCTTGGGGTTACTAGTGATATAGAAGAAGCGGTATTAAACGGATCTGTTAAGGCATTACTATTAAATAAATCATTCGAAAACATATCACATCAAGCTAGTCATATGATTACTAGTTTGCAAGATAGTGTAAAAGAGTTAGGGTTCTCCGTTGGAAGTGCAATAGAACTACAAGGTAACATAGAATCGGCTGGATTTAGTATGACTGGCTTATTATATGGATCAGAAGCAGTGGCGGCATCAGGAAAAGAAATTGCAGATAGGTACGGTAATGCATCTGCCGCAACTAGTGATTTAATTAAAGGTGTTACCCAACTTACTGCTTTAACAGGCGATGCCGCATCCGCAGTAGAGTTAGCAGAAACCTTTAAATTCGCAGGTGTTGCTGCAACCGATGTTAGAAGTATTATTGAAGATATTGCATCTAAGGAAGGTATCTCAGCCAAACGAGCTATGGAAGGAATGGCAGACTCGATGAGTTTATTAGTTGGTAAATCAGAAGAACAATTAAAAACTATTATTAAATCCAATGCGGCATTAGTTAAACAGGGTACTAATTTAAAACAAATTGAAGATATCTCAAATAGTATGTTGGATATTGAAGGTAGTTTACGATCGGAAGCAAAAGCTAGAGTTTTTTTAGGTAGGGATATAAATGCTACAGCAGTTCGAACTGCATCTCTTGCACTTCAAACTGCGAGATCTGATGATGAGCGAGCAATAGCACGTGAGGGTATTACTGATGCTATTATGAAGGGTGTTGGTGGGATGGAGCAATTCGCCAATGCTACTATGAAAGAGAAGGATTTATTAGCAGCTAGTTATGGTATGAGTCGTGATGATTTAACTGTTATGATGCAGAAGAAACAAGTTCAAGATGAATTAACTGAGAAGTATGGGGATCAAGCTGACTTATTCTCAAAATTAAAAAGTGGGTTAAAGTTAGTAGCTTTAGAAGCCAAGCATTTCGGATTAGAAATGGCTAAGAGTGTAGGACAAATTGCATTATTCAATGCTATGCAAGGAAAGAGTTCATTTTCAGGAATGAACCTCAGAGATAAGATTGGTAAAAAGGGTGGTAAATTCAATCCATTCAAAAGTCGGGGTGGTGGTAATGCACCAACTCCAGATATGCCTGATACATCTAAGACTTCTAAAAGTACAGGTGGTTTAACTAAATCAATATCAAAAATAAATACAAAAGCATTATTAAAAGGTGCAGCAGCAATGGTAGTGGCATCAGCGGGAATATATATTTTCGCTAAGGCAGTTCAAGAACTTGAAAAAGTTGAGGATTGGATGGCTGTAGCCATTGGGTTAGGTGCTTTCGCCATCTCAATGGGTATCATCGGGTTGGTAGGTAAGTTTGCCAGCACTGGATTAATAGCATTATCCACAGGGCTTACGACCTTCGGATTAGCAATGATGGGCCCAGGTGGCCTTGCTTTAGCAGCACTTACATTGGCAGCGATTGGATTGGGATTCGCACTTGGACTGGCCGCACCAGGAATTGAAGCATTTGGTACTGTGATTGGCTCTGTTTTTTCTGGAATATCTTCGGTAATAACATCAGTGGCCGATGGTATATTTAAAATAATGGATGTAATTACTTTAGACAAAGCAGTTGCAATGTATGCATTGGGTGGTGGACTTTTAGCTATAGCAGGTGGGTTAACGGCAATGGGAATTGCTGGTCTTATATCAATGCCAGGAATATTAGCAATCACTACATTATCAGCAGCATCATCGAGTTTAGGAAAATTGGCCGATTCATTCGGTTTCGGTGATGAAGATGATGATTCTTCAAATACTACTGAAAAAGAAACTATAATTAAGACAGAAAACGTAGAACTATTACAAGAAATTAAAGGGTTACGAAATGATATAAAAACTCAGCCGATTGTACTTAATATTGATGGCAAGATGGTATCTAAAATATCAAAAGTACAAAGTAGACAAGGTGTAAATGAACGATCATTTAAATAACAGGAATAGCAATGGGATTGAAAGACCTTAAATCAGATTTATCAAAATTTAGAATACCAAAAAAAAGTAATTTGGTTGATAATGCTGTAGGTAATGTAAATAGTGTGTCTGATAAAACACCATTATCAAAGATGAGTGTTCCTAATATACCAAGATTTAATAATACATCAGATAAACAAGGTAAGGAAATATCTAAACTCAACAATGATGAAGTATTCAAAGGTGAGACATCGCCATCTAAATTTGATAACGGCTCTAAATTCTTAGGTGAGACTACCCCTGATGTATTGGATAATAAACCTCAGTTTTTAGGTGAAACTAATACAAATCCATTAGGTAATGATTCTAAATTCTTAGGTGAGGTAGATAAATCTCCGATTTCCAAAGATCCCAAATTTTTAGGTGAAACCGAAAAATCACCATTAGAAAACTCATCTCAATTCTTAGGTGAAACTGATGTCAATGGATTGGAAACTAATTCTCAATTCTTAGGAGAAACTGACACGAAGCAATTAGGTAATGATTCTCAATTCTTAGGTGAAACTGAAAAATCACCACTAGAAAACTCATCTCAATTCTTAGGAGAAACTAATGTCAATGGATTAGAAAACTCATCTCAATTCTTAGGAGAAACTAATGTCAATGGATTAGAAAATAATTCCCAATTCTTAGGTGAAACTGAAAAATCACCACTAGAAAATAATTCCCAATTTTTAGGAGAAACTGAAAAATCACCA